CGGGCGTCGATTTCGGTTGCTGTGCGCACCGTGTCGAGCTGCGAGATCATCATGAACAGGTCGTTGAAGAACGTGATCTTGATCCGCTCCTGCACTTCCTTGATGTCCTCGACCAGACCGGAGAAGTCAGGCGCGATCTGATAGGCAGGCTTGAATCCGATGTTGCTCGACGGGTTGGCGACGTAGGTCACGCCGCCTGGAATCATCGACGCCGGCTCGTTCTTCATCGCCACGTCAGCGATCATCGGCGGGTTCACGTGCTTGTCGATCGCCTGCGCTTTGCGCTTCTGCTCGACCTGAAGCATCTTGACGTCACCCAGCGCATCCATCCCCGGCGAGCGGCCATACGCATCGTTGCCGACGATGTCCCACCGCGGCGCGATGAACGGCTTGTCGTGGAATCCACGGACACGCAAGAGCAGGTTCTGGCCCGTGCCACGCTCCCAGTACACCTCACGCCACGGCATGCCCTTCACGCCCGGTGCTTGCGGCACGTACTCGTTGTTCCGCTCGATCAGGTGTCCGATGATGATTTCGCGGGTGAGCATCGCCCCACCCGTCTCGATCGCACCACGCACCGTAGGCGAGCAGTTCTCCAGCCCGAACGTTTCGGCCACCTGCTTGACCGTGAGCACGAACTCGCGGCCCATCGTGGACACGTCCTGCCGGTCATCGTTTTGGAGGAAGAACTCCCCGAGCGCCGAGTTGAAGCACCGGATCACGTCGTCGTAATCCTGGTAGATGATCATCACCGACGTGCCGAACACGCCCAGATCGCCGTACAGCGTGGCGAGCGAGGTGTAGAAGTTCGAGTGGGCGAAGACCATCTCCATGCGCCGCTGGACTTCGGAGAGCCAGAGCTTGACCGGTGGCTTGTCGTCCAGCCCGGAATCACCCGTGGTCAGCTTGAACCACGGCTTGCCCGGGGACGTGATGCCGCTCATCATCCCGGCGGACAGCACTCGAGCAGCCACCGTGGCCGTGTTGTCGATGATCCGCTGGTTGATGGGCGAGCCGCGGTTGCCTTGGTTCGGCGTGATCAGCCACTTGTACCGGCGCGGCAGGATGTAGTCGCTGATCTCGCGCCAGTGCGTCCAGAACGAATAGCGATCGGTCTTCATGCCGATCAGCAACTGGTCGCAGTGCTCCCGCAGGCGCTGAGTCTCCGGCGATGAACTCGCCTGATACGTCTTGTCGAGAGCGGTCGCGGCCATGGTCAGGCGCTCGGCTGGTTGTCAGACGGTGCGGGGGGCTCGGTGCTCGACGGCGCCGCGTCCGGATGCAGCAGGTTGCCCACGAATTCCTCGACCTTGTGCAGCACGCCCTCGGCCTCGCTCTTGACGTCAGCGGCCACGTTCTTCGGCTCCAGCGCTGTAGCGATCGATTCGAGCGTGGCGACGCGTTGCGCCAGTTCGATATGCGCCTTGGCAAGCACCTCCATGAAAGCGTGCTCGGCTTCCTTCAGCGCCTGAGCCGGATTCGCCAGTCGGAGCGCGTTCTCGACGGACCCCTTAAGCGCATCGAATGCACGTTGGACTTCGGACATGGTCAGCTCCCGAGAAGCGTTTTCGTACCGGTCGTGGCCGGCGATTCCAACCCGTTCGGGCCGGTGTTGATCGTTGCAGCCGGACCAGTAGCGCTCTGAGCGCGCGTCTTGGTCGAGTTCGCTGCCTGAAGCCCTTGCGGCGATTGCACCGTGGGGATCGGCGGCGGAACAGTCACTGCGGGTACGGACGGGGCTGAGCCTCCCATGGCGTTCTCCTATGCGTGTGCAAACGGGTCGTAATCGCTCTGGACGAGCGGACGGTTGAAAGCTGCGGCGCGGCCGGCCTGTTGGTTCGGCATCACCGGATAGGCGAACGTGAGTGCGAGCGCATCAGCGATGTCAGGCGACGACAGACCGCGCTTCTTCATGTCCGTCTTCTTCTCGAGCTGGATCGCGTCGCGCCCATCCTTCAGCACGAAGCCGTATTCGCGGGATTCGAGCTGGGCCTTCAGGTCGTTGTCGTCCGGAATCGCGCCACCAGAGCCGAGCCATTCGCGCATGACGCCCCACATCTCGGCGCACTTGTTGGAGTAGGCCGTGCCTTCCTGTCCTGGGGTCGACCGATCCGGCGAGGCGCCGAACTGAACCTCGATGACCGGGATTCGTAGCTGCCTAAGACGATCCACCACGCCGGCCCCCAGACCGCCGCCATCAACAAAAATGGCATCGGCCCGAAAGAACTCGTACTGCTCAGCCACGCGAGCAGCCAGCTGCATGGTGTCCAAGCCGCGGAACTTGAGTGGTGCGTGTGTGCGTCCATCACGGCCCTTGCGGATGTAGATCACAGACTCGTCGTCACCAAAGCGAGCAGGATCGACACCGAGCACAAGAGCGTCATAGATTCCAGCATGTGCTTCGCGCGTAGCGGCTGCCTCGACGATATCGCTGCCGATAAACTGAGTAGATCCCGCACGAGGGAACACGCCCCGAACACGAACACGGACGAAGTCAGAATCTTCACCATAGTCGGCTACCCATTGGGCGATCTGCTGCTTGTTGGTGATCTTGACCGTGCGGCTGTCGATCTGACGGTGCAGCCAGCGGTGCTTGAACGAGCCGAAGCACTGGCGGAATCGGCCGGTGTTACGCGTCGGGTTGCCGAACACGGCCCAGATGATCTGAGTGTTGCTGTCGGTCAACGCGCCCTCAGCCGTCTCCCAGATGATGTCCGGGATAGCTGATGCCTCGTCGAAGATCAGCAGGACGCGCTTGCCCTGGTTGTGCAGGCCGGCGAAGGCTTCCACGTTCCGTTCCGACCACGGCACCATGTCGATGCGCCATGTGTCGGCATGCTTCGGATCGCGGGCGAACAGCTTGGTCGCGGTGTACTCGAACCAGTGCCCGCAGATGCAGAGCCGGTGCCACTTGGCGAGCTCGGCCCATGTTTTCGTCTTGAGCTGGCTTTCCGTGTTGGCCGTGACCACACCTCGCGTGTCCTCGAACGTACTGATCGCCCAGAGGATCAGCCATGACACGAACGCGCTCTTGCCGATGCCGTGGCCTGAGGCGATCGCAATTTGGATGGCAGCTTGGAGCACCTCACCCACCGATGCCCCAGACTTCAGTGCCTTGCCCATCTCGATCAGGATCTCCCGCTGCCAATCGTCTGGGCCATCGTGTTCAGCAAGCTCACCTTGCCCCCACGGGAAAGCGAACATCACAAAGCGCAGAGGATCGTCCGAGCAGAGCGCCAGCTCTTCGATCAGTTGTTCCTCGAGGCTGACGGCTTTACTCATCGCCCTTCAGACGCTTGCGCGCTGCCTCAAGAGCGCTTGCCAGTTCGATCTGGCCGGAATGCTCGATGCCGATCTTGTCGCCGTACTTCTTCGGCGCCAGCTTGGACATCGCCCACTTGCGGGCGTCTACGCGCAGCCTGGCGCGCTGGATCCATTCGGTATTGGCGACTTCGCCACTGTCCGTGGCAACGGTATCGCGGCTCGCGTCATCCGCGATGTCCATGATCTCGTCGAGGAAGTGCTCAGCCTGATCCTCGCGCGCGCATGCGTATTGCTGTCGAAAATCGCCGTTTTCTCTCAGCCAACGATAGACGGTCTTTTCGGACGGCATGCCTTCATCGAGGACGATGCGGCGAAGGCCTTCCCCCTCCGCGATACGCTCGCAGATCCTGTCGGCGATCTCTTGAGTGAATGAGGAGGGGCGGCCCATGTCTGCGCGCGTGAAAAGGGAGATTGCGCGCGACTATAGGATGGGAGATGTAACAGTTACAAACTCTCCGCCTTGTATTGCGAGAGCACGCGCCAGACGGTTTGCCGACTGATCCCGAGGCGCAACGAGATGGTCACGCGGCTCAACCCGCAGGCGGCGAGTCGCCTGACTTTTTCGTGCATCTCTCGCCTATCCGCGAAAAACTGCTCTCGAGTTCTCACCGTCACGTTTGGCTCCCAGCTTGAGCGCGGCCAACCAGCGCGCGGATGATCTCGAATTGCTGCGCCTTGAGGCAGACGTAAGGCACGCCGTTGATTACGGTTGGGCGATCCGATGATTCGCACGTCGCCTGGACATATCGCTCTTCGAACGACAGGCCGGCATATACGCCGAGGGAAAGAACGCCGAGATACAGAAATAGCTTTTTCATGTCGCTCTCCAAGGTTGCGAATCCGGCATTCCCTGACTTTCCCCTCAATGATTTAAGCGCTCGGGGTTTTCGCACTACAACGGCGTGATTACCGCTTCCTTACGGGCGCCGTTTGCTTAGCGAGTCAGGGCTCTGTACCACTGCGCCGGCAGCGGCTTGGATCGAGCGCCCCGCAAAACTGGTTAAGCCGCTTCCATCTCGTCATGCAGGTGGATGGTCATGTCTTGCGAATAAACTCGGCCGGGCGTCGCCTCTTTAGGCTTGACGAAACCAGCAGCCGTAAGGAATGGATTGACGTTTCCGCCCTTTAATTTCCTGCGCTCACGATCGCGACGATTGGTTTCAGCCTTCGACAGAGCGGCCGGGAGAGGCGCATCTTCACCGGGCCCGAGAACCCACTTGGGCGACTGAGTGCCTCGGGCGTAGACGCGTGTATATCCGGAGACATGCCATTTCGTCCCACGCCCTTCGTACATCGTGACGCGGATCCGGTGATATGAGGCGCCGGTTGCCTGAGCCATTTCAAGCACGGTCAGAGGGGCGCCAGCCGACAGTAGGCGGACGATTGCCTCTTCCACCCATCGATAGTGCGACCGGCCACGCCCTCCACGCTTCGGAAGGCCGAGCGATTGAAAGCGTCCCATGATCGAGAAATGGCTTCGACCCGGCAGCAAGTGGGCTGATTCCTTGGCTGTCTTATCGCTGGCATGGATTTGCCTTACGATCGTATCTTCTTCCGGCTTCCATTTCGGCGCGCCCATCATGCAATCTCCCGACGGTCCGTCAATCCAGCGAGATAATCCAGACTGACGCCAAAGAAACGGGCGGTTTCCAGAAGTGTCCAATAGCCAGGAACACGGAGATCTCGCTCTAGCATGGAGACGTATTCGGACGACAGCCGACATTCAGCAGCGAAGGCCGATTGGCTAAGATGTCGCTCTTTGCGCAATGCACGCAGACGATCACAAAACATGGGCTCTTTCATCTCATGACTCCCTTTTCATCCGCCGAACCTCGGCTCGGTAATGCGATTTCATCTGCTCGATCTGCGTGAGCGTGAGCTTCAGGGGCTCATGCTTGCCTTCGAGCCATTCGACCTTTTCGAGTCCGATTTTCTCGATCAGGTTGATGCGGTATGCGGTCAGGTTCCCCGACAAGTACAGGTTGCATGGCGCGCACTGAAGGTGGACGTTCAGCGGCTCAAACCGCAGTTCCGGCGCCGATCCCACCGACCGGTAGTGCCCCGCATGCCAACGCCCCTTGTGCATCCGGCCGCATGAGATGCATGGCTGGCCGGCGTCACGAAGGCGGATCCAGGCGTTGAATGCGCCTTGCAGATCGGTCAGATGCTCGCCGCGGCTCTTTGCCTTCTGCCGCGCCTCACGGACATCACGCGCGGCCTTCTTCGCAGCCAGCCGGCGCGTCCACTCGAGCGCACAAGGCACTGAACACGCTTTCGACATGCTCGAAATTGGCGTGAAATCGCGGGCGCAGACCTTGCAGCGCTTGGGCTTAAGCGTGCGGATCACTTGTCCACCTCCGTGAAGTGCTTCGGCGCGCGCGTCGGTCCCACGACCGGCGCCTTGCGCTCCTTTTGCGGCACGCTCAGGATTTTCTTGATCTGCTCCAACTGCTCAGCAGCCGTCTTCGTCGGCTGCCGGCGCTTGTTCTGGCTCATGCCGCCTCCGATGCGTTGATGGCCTCGATGATGCGAGCCTTGAACTGCGCTTCCGTCTCGCCTGGGCGAGCATCCGATATCCCAAGTTCACGCGCCTTCGCGCTCATCGCCTGAGGCGTCAGGGTCCACGACGTCACTGGCTTCGGCCTCTGCTGCGCACCGCGCACGTCGACAGACGCCGCATCCGCCTTCCAACCATTCAGCTTTTTCACGATGTACGCCACGGACAGGGATTCATTCGGCTTCGCCTTCCGCGCTTCAGCACAACATGCCTCCAGGGTGTCGAGATCGATCTGTTGCTCAGCAAGGGCGATCACGCTCGGGTGGAACGGCGTTGCATCGATCGAGTGCTTCCGCAGCACCATCGAAACTCGCGCGCTCGCGCTAGGTGTATGTGTAGGTTCTTCTCTTCTCTTCTCTTCTCTGTGCGTTACATTAACGTTATCCGTAACGTTATTTTCGGCCTTGTTTTTCTCCCTGAATCGGGCTTGCCGTTCCGCGTTTTTCTTCTTGGCGGTGTCCTCAGGATCGACGTTTTGATCCTCGAAGAACCTAGGCAGCACAAGGCCTTCGTCGGTTTCAATCGCCCACCCCACCGCTACCATTGCAGCCCCGAAACCAGGCAAATCAGCGATGTCATCCAACACTGCGGAGGTGACGCCGCGGTAGATGAGGTCGTCGTTTTCGCGCTTCCCTCGCAACCGCATAACACCCCACACCGCTACAAGAGCACCTACCGTAACGTTACGCATAACGTTACGCGTAACGGTCATTTGTCGTTGGCAGTGCTGATCTACGAACATCGAAAGATCGCTATCAGGTGCCATCAGCAGATCGGCCATTACGCTCACCTTGGGATCTCGATAGAGATCGGTGCGCATCTTGATCCAGTCACCGGCCATTTAGAACTCGCCCGATCCAATCAAATACGGCAGGCCAACAAACAG